GCTAGGACGCTCGGTTCATCTTCCAGATCAATCCGGTCGGCATCTCCGGCCAAGAGTGGAAATGAGGTAGATCGATGGGCGGTTCTTGCAGGACTTAACAAGGACAAGTAATCGATTTTAACTCAAATTAATATTAAGGAGATATCAAATGTCTAACAATTTTTCACTTGAACAACTTACCGAGGGTATCCGGCAACGGCATCTGGGCACCCAAAATCGCCGGTTGATCGAGAAATGGAGCCGGACCGGACTTCTTCGTGGAATGACCGGTGTACATCGCGAGAATATGTCTCGGCTTCTCGAGAATCAAGCCAGCCAGTTATTGAGGGAACAGAGTTCTGTTTCTACCGGCGGTGGGAATACCGCTTCTTCTACTGATCTACGGGGATTCAGTAATATTGCATTCCCGATCGTGCGTCGGGTTTTTGGTGGCTTGATTGCTAATGAGCTGGTTTCCATCCAACCGATGAGCTTACCTTCCGGGCTGCTCTTTTATTTGGATTACACTTACGGCACGGCGGTGGGTGCAGACAGAACAGCAATTGCTAATAGTGCCACCTATATGAGTGGTACCTCAATTTATAATTCGCCTGTTGGAAAAGGCATCCAGTCTGGATCATTAGGACTTGGGGGTCAATATAATCTGGCAGGATCTGGTTATTCACGAGTACATGTCAGTACAACGGCATACAATGTTCAAGACCTATTGGCCTCTGGTGCATATGGGGGTACGAACACTTTTCAGACTGGACCGACGACTGCTAGATTTCTACATGCCACTGGAACCGATGGTCAGTTGATCCAATTCGATCCTCAATTGGTCAATCGGATTGAGACTGCTGGGGGTGGTAACACTGCGGCGTCCTATATTGCATGTTTTATTAAAACTACAGGCCTGACAGGATCCAATGCTCAGTCTGCTGATTTTACGTTGCCCAAGAATTTTGCTCTTTACAATGCGTCAACCACCGGCCCGGACGCGAATGTCGGCACAGGATTGAAATGGGTTTCATCTGTTACCAATAATTCGACCAGCGTGGTTGGACCGATTATGCAACAGTCTAGAAACATCCTGAATGTGCGTCGACTCAATCGTGTAGGGAAATGGGATGCTAATACATCAACCTTTACACCCGATGCATTGGCCAATACTTCGGCAGCGGATACGGTCATGTTGATGATTTGTTCAGGAAATGCAGTTCAAGGAACTGAGGGAGCTGGCGCATTTAATAGTTGTGAGATTTCGTTCCCAATCGATCCGGCATTGAGCGCACAGGCAGACGGTAGTACTCTGACAATTCCGACTTTCGAGTCCAATTTTGCTACGAATCCATCTCCGGTAATTCCTGAGATTGATATCAAGATTGAATCGTTAGCCGTTACAGCTGTCACGCGTAAACTACGTGCTCGTTGGTCGCCAGAGTTAGCACAGGACTTGAATGCCTATCATAGTTTGGATGCAGAAGTTGAGCTTACACAGATCTTGTCCGAGCAGATTGCTCTAGAGATTGATCGTGAGATCCTGAATGACCTTCTTATGCAGGCTAAAACTAATCGCTATTGGTCTCGTGCCCCCGGTAAGTTTGTCAATCGGGAAACTGGGGCAGAGGCAGGCAAGAGCGATTCACTAATGAGTGGTCCATCATTTGCTGGTACGGTTCGTGAGTGGTATGAGACCCTGGTGGAGACCATCATTGATGTGGCAAATGAGATTCATCGATTGACATTGCGCGGTTCGGCCAATTTCATTGTAGTTTCTCCTGATGTTGCGACTATGTTGGAGGCATCGGTTCTCTATCGGCCGGCTTATACCCTCGATGGTGATGGTCAGGTTGGTCAACCGTTTACACTCGGTGCTGAGAAGGTTGGTACACTTAGCAATCGCTTTACTGTTTACAAGGATCCTTATTTCCCACGGAATAAGGTACTGGTCGGCTATAAAGGCGGAAGTTATCTGGAGACAGGCTATGTCTACGCTCCATATGTACCGCTTATTGTTACTCCAACGATCTTCGCTCCGGAGGATTTCACCCCGCGTAAGGGTGTTATGACTCGATACGGTAAGAAGATGGTTCGGTCTGACTTCTACGGTACTGTTACGGTGTTGAATCTCAATATTATCTAGATCTTTTAGGTTTAGTTTATTTTTGCGGGATGCCATTTTTTGGCATCCCGCTTTTTTTTGTTTTGAATCTTATATTTATTCTTATGAAACCACCTTCCAAAAAGAGTAAAAGCAAGAACATTGAACGATTGCATGCATTATGTGATCAATTGAATACCCGAGATGATCAATTGAAAAGAGACCTTAAGATGTTTGAGGGTTTTTTCTCTAACTTTCCTGTTCCTGTGACCATGTGGTCGGTGGGAAATGATCACGCTGTGCTTTCCAAACGAGGGAATGCATTTGCGTGTGATGAACCAAAAAATTTGGGGGAAATGTTCAAGTGTCCCATCCTTTGCGATGAAGCAGTGAAAAAACACCAATTAGCACTTTCAGGAAAGGCGGTAACTTATTTTGTCGAATATGAGAGCCGGCTTCTTTGGTGTAAGCTAGTTCCTCGTGAAGATGATTCCGGTAATTCATTGGGCGTTTTGGGAATGGCTTGGGATGTCACCTCGAATTCAATCATGCTTCGTTGTTTGGAAACAATTCTTGAACTTTTGGATTCTGGTGCCAACTTACAAGACATCAGGAATGAAGCTTCGAGTGGATTAAGTGCCAGTAGATTGAAAAAAATGCTGGATGAGGAGAAAATTCAGAATGCCTGATGAAAATCAAAACGGTTGGAATGAGTATTCCAGATTAGTCCTACAGGAGCTTGAGCGGCTCTCGGAGGGTATATCGGGTCTTAAGGACGAAATCCAGCATCTCAAACAGGAATTCGCCAAGATGCAAGTTAAGGAAGACAAGGTCGATGAGCTCAAGGTATGGAAGGAAAAGATCGATGATGTTTGTTCCCCCACACAATTGAAAGAGTTGGTTGCTGAGGTGGAAGAGTTAAAGACGTTCAAGACCAAGGCAATCACGATATTTGCCGCCGTTCAGGTCGCAATGGGCCTTTTTACATGGGCTCTTAAAGTTTTTGGATAAAATAGAGTGAATACTTATCCATGGGTCTGGTTTACATGATCAATTGAGTTTCCCGATGTGCTAAAAGCATGGGAACAAATAAGGAGAAAGATTATGCCACAAGTTACGTATACACCCCAAGAAGGATTAGTTCAGTCTGTTGGAAGCGGTATGAACCTGCAGGGCGACATGTCGGGACAGAAATATACCAGGAAGTCGATAACTTCGACTGACTCACTAACGGCTGCGGATAGCGGTAAGTGCATCACACTAACCGGGACTGCGTTCACCAATGCTGCTATTACAGCTGCAGGTCCATAATAAAATCATGAATTAATGTAGGTAGATTCATACCGGCATAAATACTTATAAGCAAGACCCATGACCATATGATCAGCCGATCCTGCCGGCGGGTGTGGGAGCATGCAGACTCAAAAGGAGAAAGATCATGCCAAAAATTAAATATACTGCTAAAAAGGGATTGGTGACATCTGCTGGTTCAGGTATCGAATTTGAATCTGCGCCGTCTTACATACCGCATGAAATCCAGAGTGCGTCTGGGACTCTAATGCCAGGTCTGACCACAATCAATGCAACCGGTTCTGGCCATTACACCCAACTAATCGCATTTCCAACAGCCACACTTCACGCTGGTTCTACTTTCACTGTCAAGATACAGACTTCCAGTTTTGGTAGGGGTCTTGCGGTCGGCGGATTGCTATTGACGGCATCCAATGCCGGCGATGGACATGCTACAATCTGCATCCCGTCCGGAAGCCACCTCACGCACCCGGGGGCCACATTGTCAGAACTGAGCAATTCCATGGGAAGCCAGTTTGAGTTTATCGCAGATGAAGGCCAACAAACCCCCGCCGATGCCCACTTCATTGCAGGTCAAAGTGCATACTTCTTATGTGATGGAATGAATTACATTTACCTGGGCGGTAGTGGATCATTCAACATCAAACGAAACGGCGCCGGTGAAACATCTCGGCCTGGTTAGGCCATAGCTTCAATCAATGGTGTACGCTTAAGTTTAAATTTGAGACCGCTCATATGCCTGTTATGAGCGGTTTCTTTTTCTTTCAAGCATCTCTTCTTTCGTCTCCATATTTATTGTTGTATCTGCTCCCGGAGATTTTTAGTGGTAAATTTTAAAAATACTCTTAATCCAACTCCATTTGGTTTTTTTGACAGTGATGATGCCTTCCAGGGAGAAGCTGATTCAATGGTAACTTTTGTTAAGCGTAAACTTGGTGATGATATTCTGAGTGTGGAGTTGACCAAGAAGCAGATCTGGGCATGTTTTGAGGAGTCGCTACTAGAGTATGGATCTATTGTTAATCAATATCAGGCGTCTTCTCAGTTAATGAATTTAATGGGGTTCCCAACAGGAAGTGCGGTATCTGGTAGTGTCGATAATATGGGAAATGCAAAAAGCTATAACATAGGTCCACACGGTTATGAACAGCTTCTCCCCCGTGAAAATCATGAATTTCCATTAAGACAAGCGGAGCCATATGCAACCGAGGCAGGGATTGGTGGTTCATACGATACAGTTAGCGGGTCAATCCAGTTAAGGACAAGAATCCAGGATTATGATATCTACGAAGATCTCAAGGACGCTGATGGAAACAGGCTTTTTGATAATGCTCTTAATACGCCACAAACCAAATTAAAAATTATGGACGTATATCACTTTTCTTCTCAAGCAGCTTATCGTTTTTTTGATACAACTTCTGCTATAAATTATCTGAATAATGAGTTTTCATTTGAGTCTTTTACACCTGAAACGGTGTTTTATGTTCTTCCAGTATTCGAAGATGTATTACGGGCAGGACAGCTGGATCTTTCCAATCGTGTAAGACGTTCTAATTATTCATATCGTGTGGAGGGAACCAAGATAAGAATATTTCCAATGCCTACTAGAGATAATCCCCTGAAGTTATGGTTTCGTGTTGGGTTTAATCCGAATCCGTTTAAGCCATCTTATACCGACGATACAATTTACGGCGTAAATAACTTGTCCAATGTACCATATGGTAACTTAAAGTTCAATCGTATTAATAGCATAGGTCGTCAGTGGGTGAGACAGTATACCCTAGCAGACTGTAAAGAGGTCCTGGGATTGATTAGATCAAAATTTGACTCTATCCCAATTGCTGATACAACTCTAGCATTAAATGGCGGAGATTTAGTGTCTAATGGAAGGGAGGAAAAAACTAATCTTCGGACTGAATTAAAGGAAATGTTAGATACGATGACATACGGAAAATTGATTGAGACGGAAGCAACTGAGGTAGAGAATCTACAAAGGATTTTAAGAGGCATACCAATCCCCAATGGCAAAGCCATTATTATGGGGTAGGAGATAAGAGTTGGCCAGGTTATTCATTACTCCTCGCGAAATTGATTTCATTGCTGATGTCAATAAAGAGTTGGTAAAAGACGTTGTAGGTCAAAAGATCTATTATTATCATGTAAGAAAAGATTTAACAAATGTACATGATGTTTATGAAGAGGCAATGGAAAAAGTTTTTGACCCTCCCATTGAAATAGGCGCCCGAGTTACATGGGCACCGTCTGAAGTCAGAACGAATAATTTTGGGCAGGAAAACTACTATAGCATTGACGTTTATTTGCAGAGTAGGGATATACTAGATAAAGGAATTGACGCACGTACCGGTGATTATTTTAGTTATGGCGATACATTTTTTGAAGTAACGTCAAAAACTGTACAGAGTACCATATATGGCGAAATTGAACACACTACCGGTATTAAGTTAGTTGGAAAACAGGCTCGGATAGGTTTGATAGAAAAGGATCCAATTGGACCAACTGACGAAAGTTATTCCGACCCGGGCGCCGTGCAGACTACGTTCGTTCAACAGCGAGGGTTTCCTGAAAACAGTGAGGGCCCGACCGGAGATAAACGTTCGCTGATAGCAAAGGATGTGGTCACTAGACCAATTTCTGGACCCGCTGAGGTTTCGCCCAAAGGCGGAAACAATAAAGAAGATGAAATTGGCATCATAGATTCATCTTTTTATTCGGATTCATAGGAGACGTAGAGAATGTCTACAAGACTTACAAAATCTAAGGTCGATGGTCAGTCCATTTCGATGGGATACGAGGGCACAGATGTTCCGGAAGATTTTTCTATTCCAGAGTGTACCATAGAAGATGTAGACCGTGCATTATTTGATTTATTTAATAAAGAGATACCCTTTTATTATACTTTGAAAGATGCAACTCGGAAAACCCCTGTTATTTTTGCAACTGGTGAGAGATTTGCTATATTAAGAAGAAACCGACCCTTACGTGACAAGGCCGGTATCCTTATATTACCTTTGATTTCGATGGTCAGAACAGGCATAGAACAGGATGCAACAAAGGGCGCTGGACCAGGACAGACGCAACCACTGGTAATCAAGAAAAGGTTGAGTAAAAGAGATCCTCGCTATCAACAATTAATCAACAAGGTGGGAGTACATAACCAGGATAATACCGTAAGTCTGTCACATCGGAATCGATATCAGGGTGGCATCAGTGTTACCGGTTCATTGCCGGGAACAGTCGCGTCACGTCGTATTCCCACCAAGCCTTCTATGGCTGCTCAACAAAATATGTTGTTGGCAAATAATTTAAATAACAAAAACATATATGAATTTATCACGATTCCTCCTGTTAAGCATTATACTGCTACCTACGAAATTACGTTTTGGACACAATATACACAACAAATGAACAATATGCTGACCGCTCTTATGAGTGTTTATCAGGATATGCACCAGCGAACGTTTAGAATTGAGACGTCGAAGGGTTATTGGTTTGTAGCATATGTTCAACCATCTTTGAATTCGGACAATAATTTTACTGATTTTTCGGACCAGGAAAGAATAGTGAAATATAGTTTTAGCATTGACGTACCAGCTTATATTGTCAACCCTTCATATCCTGGTGCACCCAATGCTCTACGATCTTTTCTGAGTGCACCGGAGATTAGTTTTGATATTCTACAGGCAAATGTTAACATGACGACAGTGAGACAAGTGGGACCCCCAAGTGGCGATGTGGGAAAATATGTATTAGAAAATATGGCAACCGATACTGATGCATTACCGGGTACACGATTATTAGGAAAAAACGGTAAAGCAGCCTCAGATTCCACTAATATTGTGGGTGGGGTTAGTGCATTACACGATGATAGTGTTAATATTGGGGGTGCTATGGGTGGTCGTAATAATGCTGTGTCTGTACCTTTTTTGGGGAATGATCCTTTTACCGGTGAAACTTACGAGGTACCTCTTCCCCCCGTTGTTTCTACTTCTAAGGGAGAGTCTATTTATGTGGATATTAGTACCGGTAATACCAATCCGGGATTAGAAACATTAACAGAGATTGATATTTAGACTATCTTCTGTCTAAAGATAAGGTCAATCAGGATTTTTGTGCATATTTATTTCCGTAAAGTTTTAGTTCAAGGAGTGCTACATGGCTGAGCAAACATTTCGTTCACCCGGTTTTTTTGAAAGAGAGATTGATGTTTCGCTGCGCAAACAACCTCCAGTTGGGATTCCAGCAGGGGTTATTGCTGCAGCTCAGCGCGGTCCGGCTTTTGTGCCTGTAATAGTGGGCGATTTCCGAGACTTTGAGACGCGATTCGGATCATTAGATCCCAAATTTTTTGGACCCTATGCAGTTCAGGAATTCCTTAAGAATCAAACAGCATGTACCTTCATGCGCGTGTTGGGGTGTGGTGCCAACACTACGTTCGCCAATATTCAGGACACAATTGCTCTCGGTACCGTTAGAAATGCAGGGTTTAGAATTACCGGATCCGGCGGACCGCAATCAGCGGCTGCCACTACCGCCGGGGAACCCCCTGCGGCAGACTGGCACCCTAGAGGTGTGGTACAGTTTCTCTGTGCACGACACTTTGTATCTGCAAGTCTCTTTGGCGGTGGTGGCGAACCCACTGCATTTCCTGTTTTTAGTGATAACCAGAGTTTTCCGGGAACCGAAGGGGGAGATGATACCATAAACCTTGTTAGGGCTATACTGTTTACTGCTACCGGTACAATTTTTCAAGCCCTGGATTATAATGTGCCATATCACGCGTCTCGGGTGCCTGATCCCGGTACCGCAAACCACGTCTCCACCGGTGATGACGCGATGTGTACCGATAGCGTCTCGGGCCAGATGCCGGCTTTTACTTTTAAGTTGGTTCTTTCTAACTCGGACGGCGCGGAGTTCGGCGGCGCGGATGACCAAACAGGGTTGAAGATATATACTGCTTCTCTAGACCCACGAAGCCCATTTTATATAACTAATTTTTTAAATACCGATCCCCTCAAGTTTGAGGAAAAGAAACATCTTCTTTATGTTGATTTTCCCGTTGATAGTTTGCTAGCACAGCTATCAATTGATAATCAGTCCATATTGTTGTGCTCCGGAGCAATGAATACTTCGGATAGTTCGGGAGATACGACCCTGCCTTACTTGGGTGCTTTTGGTCGTTTTGATACACGTTACACGACGCCAAGAACGACACACTTTATCTCGCAGCCCTATGCTCAGAAGGAATATGACCTATTTTATTTTGAGACGTTATCTGATGGTGCATATGCGAATGATAAATTTAAGATATCTATTGCTAACCTAAAACCTTCCATGGATAAGGGGTATCCCTATCCTTCTTTTGAAGTGCAGGTTCGTGAATTTGACGACACTGATTTTGATCCTCAGATAATTGAAAGATATCTAGACTGTAACTTGGATCCCAATAGCGATAGATTTCTGGGTAGAGTTATAGGAGATACCAAAGTATTTTTCAATTTTGATGCGGAACTGGAGGCAGAAAGACGTCTGATAATAAACGGAAAGTACCCAAATGTTTCATCATTGGTTCGGGTACAGATATCAGCTCCATTATATGCTGGTGAGGTTCCTAAGGATGCAATGCCTTTCGGGTTTAGAGGAATTCCAACACTAAAGACAAACAATACACTGACTGATTTGTGGGATACCGTGATTCCCGATCTCGGAAGCATCACACATACTAATAGCGCCAGATTACAGAGCGTCACTTCATCGCTTCCAACCGATTCACAGGCAACATCGGGCCTGACGGGTTCCATTGTTCCCCCACTTCCTTATACATGGAAGTGCACTCGAGGTGAGGCATCTACTACGGCCAACTTTGCAGGACAACAGGGTACTGATGAGAGAGCCGATTCACGCATTTATTGGGGGGTTCATAATACGTTGTTGCCCATTTCGTCCTCAGCTTCGCCTACCGGATTGGCAAATGCTCTATTTCGGACCAACGAAGGAAATAAGCTCAACCGCATTGTCAATGCGTATACTAAGTTTATGGGAATTCAAAAGCTAGATACTCTTGTAACCGGGGCCGGGGCGGATGCGTTTAATAGTAATAAATTTACGCTAGCGCGCGTCGCTCTTCCAATAGGACTGGATGGTGCGGGACACATTACGGATGTAACAGGGTCTGCGGCTGATACAATCAAGTCGACTGCCTATATTCGAAATGGTCGCTTATCAAGCGCCAAGTACACTTTAACGAACCTAACAGAAGCTGATTTCACCAACGGTAGAATTACGTTGGCTACATTATTGAATTCTTCTAGTGCACATTTCAATCGTTTCGGGGGATTTGCGAAATATACTAACATTTTTTATGGTGGGTTTGACGGTCTTAATATTCTCGATAGAGATCAATTTTTGATGAATGATAAGGCAACCTCCACCGTAGCTGCAGGTGGTAAAGCAAACGCCGATTATGGAGACACTACTTCAACGTCATGTTTGGGAGTTCAGGCTAATGCAACGCGTAATCCTGCTGGTGCAGGAATTAATAACAGCGTTATTATAGCTTATAAGCAAGCATCCTCGATTATTACTGATCATCTAACTTCTAATGCTAATATTGTAGCAATTCCAGGTATCAGGGATCCATTAGTTACTGATTTTGTAGGGCAGAATGCAAAAGAAAATGGCCAAGTTTTCTACGTAATGGATTTGGAGCCTTATGATGAGAACGGCAATCGCGTATATGCTAGTGATGGCAATTATTCTGATGTCACGGATACGGCGTTACAGTTTGAGTTGAGAAATATTGACAACAATTATGTAGGAACCTATTTTCCTGACGTTTGGGTAAGGGATGATGTCAATAATTCAGTCGCTAAGGTGCCGGCGTCAGTTGCTGCATTAAGTGCTCTAGGATTGAATGACAAGGTGGCACGTCCATGGTTTGCACCCGCAGGTTTCTCGCGAGGATCGTTGGGATTTGTGACCAACGTTGATATTAGATTAAGTGCTGCAGATCGTGATACGTTGTATGATGCTAGAATTAATCCGATTGCGACATTCCCGAATGTGGGATTTGTAATATTCGGTCAAAAAAATCTTCAAGCATCTCAAACAGCTTTGGATAGGATCAATGTGAGGAGAATGCTTATTGAGGTTAAGCGGTTGGTTTTCAACGTAGCTAGGGGCATTCTGTTTGACCAAAATACTCCGGCAACACGGGCCAAATTTTTATCACAAGCGGTCCCGCTGTTGGCTTTAGTACAGGCCCAACAGGGTATTGAACAGTTCAAGGTTATCATGGATGATAGCAATAATTCTGCGCAAGATTTTGACGACTATCGATTAAACGGTCGAATCATTGTCATTCCTACACGTGCAATTGAGTATATTGCGATTGATTTTATCATAACACAAACTGGCGTAAGTTTTGAGTAAGTAAATACATATTAAGGAATAATCGTTTTAGGAGCATGAAAAATGGCGGAACAGGTTTTTAGTAGCGCTGGAATAAAAGCACGGGAAATTGATTTAACCGGTCCGAAGGCGACGGTTGCTACCGGTATACCGGCAGGTGTCATCGGAACTTCGGGAAAAGGTCCCGCTTTTGTACCAATCAAAGTGGCAAATTTTTCCGAATTTGCTGTGAAGTTTGGGGATACGGATGGGAAAAAATTTGGTCCACTTGCAATTCGGGCTTGGTTTGATAATGGAGCCGGCTCGGGTACTTTTATGCGAGTATTGGGGGCTGGAGATTGTCAACAACGCAATGCTGACGGTTCGGTTACGAGCGCGGGATTTGTGGCAGGTCAGCGACTGGTTCAAGGCGATGCGGATGGTGATATCGGGGATAATTCCTACTCTCCCACCCCTACGGCAACTACCGGTATAGAGGGTCGTACATTTCTGTTTGGGTGTTACATGTCTGAATCCAGCCCTACATCCACTGTTCTTCGAGAGGCTGGGCTGACCGAAGGTACCACCGGAAACGGTTTTGAGTTGGTAAATGTTCTCACTCAGTCTGTGCCCATTCTTCGGGGAGTATTGATGACTCCATCCGGGGTGATTGCTGCACTCTCCTGTAGTGATAATGAAAACAATGCTCCACTTATAACCACTCCAGCGGCGCGCCACAGTGCGGGTGGTTCAATTTTCGGTGCTACATATACCACAGCATCTTTTGGCCCCACCGCCACAGACTGTGGCGGTGGTTGGGTCGGTGATGTTTCCAAGACCGCTAACACCAACGGTCAATTTGTGATGTTGCTTAATGGTCATACCCCTAATGAATCATACGGTGCCATTATTACGGCTTCTTTTGACATGAACAGTAGTGCCTATTTTCCCAATGTTTTCAACACTGATCCGCTGAAGGTTGAGGAGGCAGGACATTATTTATATGCGCATTGGGGAATCCATCCCCAGTTTGCAACCATAACCGGGTCACATTCAAGCCTTTCAGGCTCAGCCGGCTATCCCCAACACGCCGCCGGAACGCCCTTTTGGCAGAGAGGCAAACGCCCGGGACAACAAATCGCTTTCATGGTTACGGCATCGATCGGGCGGAACAGCGGAAGTCTGGCTGATATATCAGAGACAACCGACGCTTATGGTATACCCAATTTTGACGGATTTGACGATCGATACCAAGCTGCTTTTTCGCCCTATGTGACATCACAGGATATGGGTGAGGGCGCTGTTTCATTATTTAGATTTGTGGCTTTATCTGATGGCGTGGGAGGTTATACACCCACGACGTTGGATCTGCCACCTGAGAGAATGAAGATCAGTATATACAATATCAAAAAATCCACTTCTACCAAACCTGGTGCAGCGCAATATGGGACATTTGATGTCGCAATTCGCGATTTGTGGGATAATGATAAGAATATTAGGGTCTATGAAAAATTTACGAACTGTAATCTCAATCCCGCGTCAGAGAACTACATTGCTAGGAGGATAGGGGATCAACGTATGTATTTCGACTTTGACAGAGCGTTGGGGTCTCAAAAATTACAATTAGAGGGTCGCTTTCCTAATAAGTCAAACCTTGTGCGGGTTGAAATGAATCCGGTTGTTGACCAGGGCCCGCTTGGGATCGATGAAGGTGCTCTTCCAGTAGGTTTCCGAGGATTGTTTCACCTTATAACATCAGGTACCGGTGTGATATCCGCAGTGAGTGGAGCAGTTGGTACAGACACCGGCCTCGGGGCAGACGCATACCAAGCCGTTGATAAGCTCTCGTGTATGTCATCGATTTCTCAACCTCCGGTACCATTTCGTCGTAGTATGGCGATCAATCGTGGGGGCACTACGGTGGCCAGTTCAGATTATTACTGGGGAATACAGACCACGAAACAAGAGAGTTTAAGTTTCCCAAATAGCACGCTGGCACACGACGATCAGATAGATTCTTGGACTAAGTATTTTCCAATGTTTCGAGTTGCTAATTCACGCCCAGTGTGGGTAGGAAACAATGCGGGAGCAGCTGATCGAGCCGGCACAGTCGTAGATTCGGATAGGTTCTGTAATAATAGATTTACGTTAGAAAGGGTGCAGGTGGTGACACAGAGCGTAGCCATCGACTTACCAAATGCCACAGAATGGCAAGCTGCCCAATATCGTCGCAATGGGACGCTAGCAGATTTGACTAAGTCAGATGGTACAACACAACCTGGTCGTTTTTTGGATGTAACAAAGGATTTTGGAGATTCTACTACACGAAAATATCTTAAGTTTACCCTGATGATGCAGGGTGGGTTCGATGGCCTTAACATCTTCGGTACTCAAAAATTCAAGATGTCTGATATTGCGGTCCGCCGTGAATTCGATAATGTGGCCACACAGGGAGGGCTGAACGGTCCAACTTTAGCAGCTTATCGCAAAGCAATCGATGTGATGGCTGAAAAAGCTTACGACGATATTCAGTTGTTGGCCATCCCAGGTTTGAGACATCGCTCCATTACAAATTATGCACTGGACGCCATTGAAAATCGATTCGATGCATTTTATTTGATGGACATTGAGGAAAAGGATTCTGATGATTTATTCATAACTTCTTCTGTAACTCAGTTGGTTGATGTAACAACAACAGCACGTAATTTTGGTGGAAGAAATCTAGACAGTTCATTTGCGGCCGCATATTTTCCGGATCTTACTATGGTAGATAATGGTACATCAACTATAGTGAAGGTACCACCTACGGTTGCCGTATTAGGCGCTTTTGCCCTAAACGATTCCGTGGCTTATCCTTGGTATGCACCAGCCGGCTTTACACGAGGTGCCCTACGTAATGTAGAGAATCTGGCTGTCCAATTAAATCAGAAAAATTTAGATGACCTATATTCAACCGACATCAATCCCATTGCATCTTTTCCAGCGACGGGTGGTCCGAAGGTATTTGGCCAGAAGACGCTATTAAGTGCACAGAGCGCGTTGGATAGAGTTAATGTTAGGCGTTTATTGATTGAAGTTAGACGACGAGTTCGGGCTGTGGGTCAAACGATATTGTTCGAGCCTAATAGGGAGGAAACTCTTGCTAAGTTTTCCGCGGCCGTAAACCCGATTCTTAAACAAATTCAGCAACAACAGGGTGTTGTGAAATTTAAAGTACAGATTGATACAACAACAACAACACAGACGGATATCGAAAATAATACACTTCGAGGCAAGATTTTCCTACAACCAACAAAGGCTGTAGAGTTTATTGCGCTTGATTTTGTGCTTACAAATGCGATTGATCCGGATTCTTTATAATCGATTGATGATATAAATGAGTGCAGTTATATATTTAAATTAGACCAGCTTGGTAGGAGAATAAAAAAATGGCAGAGACTCTTTCAGTTACGGATATGTTACCAAATAAATTTGAGCCCAAGCGTAAGTTTAGGTGGGTTTTTGCAATAGAGGGAATTGACGCGTTTTTAATTAAAACAACGGCAAGACCCACATTTACGACATCAGAGCAGGCAATCCCTTACCTTAATTCAACGAGATATCTTGCTGGTAAAACTACGTTTGAGACTCTTTCTGTTACTCTTCATGATCCTATTGCACCTTCCGGCGCACAACAGGTGATGGAATGGGTTCGGACTCATTATGAGTCGGTTTCGGGTCGCGCCGGTTATGCAGATTTTTATAAACGAGATTGTCAATTAAAAATGACTGATCCTGTAGGTACCGTGGTGGAGCTATGGGATATCAAAGGCGCTATGTTAACATCTGCCGGTTTTGGAGAGTTAGATTATGGCACAGAAGATCCGGCCGAGGTTACGCTCACAATCCGTTTTGACAATTGCGTTTTACAATACTAATATCAATTTAGGATAATCCATTTTTGATGAACCTCCTTGGGAAACCTGGGAGGTTTTTTATTATTTACAGTCTTAGTGTTTTAGGTGATATTATGTTTAGTGATTTAACAACATCGAGGTAAATGATGTCCCAAGAATCGGATAGAAATTCACGTAACGAAATATTTAGTGCAGGTCAAGCACAAGCTCAAGGTTATAGTACAAGTAATGTAATGCAAGATGATTTTGGGTTTGAGGTACCGGTGGAGACAGTTCCCCTTCCTTCTAGGGGGGTAGTGTATGATGCAGGAAGTGCATTGTATGGGCAGGAGACTGTTGATATTCGTGCTATGACTGCCGGAGAAGAGGATATTCTTACTTCTAAAGCACTTATTCGAAAGGGCACAGTTATTTCTGCTCTTTTAAAATCCTGCCTTATTAATAAAAGTATCGATACTTCAGAGATGCTTGTAGGGGATAGAAATGCAATCATGACCGCGATTCGTATTACCGGTTATGGTTCTGAGTATAACGTGGAAGCTGATTGTCCTAATTGCGGTGAAAAAACTAAGCAAGCATTTAATTTAGCGGATTTGCCCATTAAAAGATTGAAGGTTGAGCCAATTGCTGATGGCGCCAACCTATTTCAAGTCCAGCTTCCAATGACTAAGAAGACTGTACGTTTTAAGTTTATGTCTGGTGCTGATGAACAAGAGATGCTGGTTATTTCGGAAAGAAAAAAGAAAAGTGGTCAATTAAATGATAGCTTGATTACAGAACGTTTCAAAAGACAGATTATATCTGTCGGAGACGTCACCGATAAGAATAAGATAGGTTATTTTGTGCGCAATATGCCGGCAGGAGATTCTCTTTTCTTGCGTCGTTATATTGATAAAAATGAACCTGGCATTGAGATGAAGGCATGGATGGACTGCGTTCAGTGCGGTGAGCATTCGGAGGTGCGCCTGCCAATGGGTGCCTCGTTTTTTTGGCCTGACACCGAATGATAAACAGTTATTTTTGGAGCACATTTTTGCCTTAATGTATTATATGGGGTTTTCGTATCGCGAGGCCTATCGTCTTCCGGTATGGCAACGCATATGGTTTATCGAGAGGGTAAACAAGGAACTCAAAGATGCAAATGATAAAAATTCTACGGCTTCCAGAGCATTACAACATAACACACCAGACATGAGAGCACTGCAAGGGCGGGGAAGAGAGCAAGTACCAGCTAGTTTAAGACGGTTTAGTTGATTAGATGCATAATTAATCTTAGAGGTGATGACATTATGGTTTCTAAAAATAAATGGCAATTGCTCGAATCAGTCGCGGCTGCTCATATACTTGGGCACAAAACTCATATCAAGTTAGAGGGAAATCCAAGGTCTATTCAAGCTTTTAAAGTTATGTTAGAGTCTTCACGTGATCTTTATGAAACGCTTAATACGTCTCATGTCACCATGGATGTTATAAAGAAAAAATTAGATCAAAAAAGGCATGCTGCTAAAGATTTTTTTCAACAATTTGGACGAGAGTGGCATCTATAGGGCTCTAGATTATGTCGTCGTGAATACTTACTTAAAGTACCGATAGACTAAAGGATATTAAAGTGCCACCAGGTAATGATGATTTAGGGGGACAACTAGGTCTGCAACAACAGATTAACGATCTCATTTCAGCACGTTCAGATCTGTTAAGAGAGCAAGGGAAATTACTGAGTGATCAGGCAAAAATCTCCCAACGTCTTTGTAGGGCTATGGACAGTTGTAATCTCCAAGATCAGGTTCAAGATTCCGAGCAACTGAGAGAGAATATGGAGGAAGTCGCCGATGAATCCGAACGTGCTGCCGCCGGCAGTGAACAAGCTGGTTTTGGAATAGGCAGTATTATAAAGACCGGTGTTGGACTTTTGGGGATATCTTCTATCTTTCAAACTATTACAGGTGGCGTTACCGGTTTATTTGATATTGTTACCAGCGTTGCAAAAGGCATATTCAGCATAGGCCTATCAATCATCGCTATCCCATTCAAGTTATTCGGCGGATTGGTTGCCATGGCTGGAAATATGACCGGTGGCGCCAATGAATTAAGAATCGCCATGGAAGAAGTGCGCGCGGAGTTTGGTTCCTTGGCTTCGAATGAGGGAAAAGCACTCATTGGTGTGGTTGGAGACACACGTAAACAGATGAAAGATCTTGCCGGTACCGGTCTTCGCTTATCACGGGTATATGGGTACGGTCGAAAGGGGTTGGCTGAAATCCTTAAAGAGAATGCTGAAGTTGCAAAATCACTAGGAATTGCCCTTAACGGATTGATGAAATACTTTAAAGAATCCGGGGTTGAGTTGGCAATGTTTAGAAGAGGGCTCGGGCTGACCGCTGAGATACAAGGCCAGATGATGGAGCACTTCAAGTTGATGGGGAAGGATGTTGTTGATTCATTCCGAGAGGTCGGTTCATATGCCATCAATATGGGTAAGCAGTTTGGCATTTCATCCAAAGTAGTGGGTAAAACCATGGGAGAGATGATTGCTAATGTTGATCAATTTGGACATATGGCCACCAAAGAAATAGCTGCAGTATCGACGTATGCTGTTAAGTTAGGAGTCGATGTCAAGACTCTCGGCGGTCTTGTTGACAAGTTTATGAATTTCGAGGACGCCGCTAAGAGTGCTGCCGATCTAGCGGCTGCTTTTGGGATGAATGTCGACACAATGAAATTGATGAATTCGGAAAATCCCGCCGAGATCATTGATCAACTTAGAAACTCATTTTTTGCTACCGGAAGAGACATCAAGGATCTCACTGCGGCAGAGAGAAAATACTTGTCTCAGAGCACAAATCTGCAGGGGGCTGCTCTAGAGGCTGCATTTTCCATGGAAAAACAGGGTGTTCAATATTCCGACATTGCCGCCGGTGCTGAAGACGCAGAGAAAAAACAACTGAGTCAGGTGGAGGTGATGAAGGAGTTAGCTGACAATATTAAACGGTTAACACATCAAGGAACTCGACAGTTCAAGAGCTTTTTTGATGCATTCATGCAGGGCCTGGCAAGAGGGATAACGAGATCCAGACCTTTCAGGAAAATGTTACGTGCTATCCGGCGGGCTCTTGTGGCGGTGTATAGATTAGGGAGGGATATAGGGAGGATGTTTGTTAATGCCTTCCCTGGTGTTAAAAGACTATTCGGGGGTATTAGAAATTTATTCGATGCTAAACGTTTTCATAAGGAAATAATATCACCCATCAGAAATGCATTCGCCACATTTATGTCTGATCTTTCCGGTGATGATCCCAAAACAGGCGTCAGGGCGTTTCTATTAAGGATCAAAAAAGCTTTTACAAATTGGTTGGGGGGTGGTGCCGGTGCCGGAGGTGAGATTTTAGGGGGGGTTAGTGATTTCTTTAACGCTGTCAAGAATGTCTTTATGGGATTGTTGCCGGTTGTTATCGAGGGTTTAACATGGGTCATTCATAAGATAACCGACTTTATCCAAACACCACCATCGGCAGAAATGTCTGCCATGTGGGATGCTCTTGGGGATATGTTCATGGGGTTATTTGGTGAGCTGCAAGATGCTCTGGCCCCGGTTATTCCTCCTTTATTAGAGGCCTTAAGTAAATTATGGAACGTCGTATTGATAAGGTTGAATGAATTAGTAGACGAGTATGGTCCCCAATTGGCGGCATTGGGTTCGACACTCCTGGGACATATATTCAGTTCTACGGCCTTCAAAGTTGTGATGGGTGCTGTAGGCGCTTATTTGGTTATAAAATTGGCCCCTGTTATTCTAGGAGCAATAGCAGGAATTATAAAAATGATCCGACATCTTTCCCCGCCCGCCGGTGCAGATGAAGATCAGGTAGGGGCATTTGGAAGGCTTGTTAATGCTCTGAATAGTTTAGACTGGAGCGCAATTGGTAAATTAGCCGTTTTAATGGCTATGTTGGGTGCGTTTGCATATGCTTTTGGAAAGTTCGTTGTTATCCCTATGATGGCCGCGATTGCAGAAGCAGGGTCAATTAGCATATCTAGTGCTGTCGCATTTGGAATAATCGCAGTCGCTTTGACGTTATCTGCAGGTGCTGCCATAGGAGCAGCTGTATATATTACGGATATGTTTCCTAACACCGTTCTTATGAAATCCATCGTGGGATTGGGTGTACTGGCAGGGTTCATGTGGGTGCTGGGGAAGGTTTTTGCGTCAACGATTCAAGATGTTGTTGGCGCAATGGGAAAGACAAACCCAGTGGCAGTTGGTGCAGTTATGGCAGCTATGACTTCGATGATATGGGCTTTAATGGTTGCGATTCCTATAGCTGCGGGTCTAGGAACAATGTTGATGTCATTTCCGTTTGGTACAGCGGGTGTGGCACTCATTGTTGCTGGGTTTGCTATTCTTTATACGTTGATAACTGGATTTATGGATAGCTTGATCCCCGCTTTAATCGAACTTGACGAGGCTGACGTCGGGGATCCGGAGGGATTGAAGAACAAGGTACAGTCCATGGTCGGAATTGTCGATGCTCTGGGCGCGATTACTGGAATGAATAAGGCCATGGCACAAGTTGAGGGTGCTAACCCACAAGACGTCCTAAACATGATGGAGAAGAACAAGGAGGTCGTAACGCTAGTTATCTGCGAGGCTAGGGACCTTGTTGATGATATTATTGATGCCGTTCAGGATATGTCGGAAGGCGATATAAAAAAGGCCGCAGGTGCAGGTAAGTTGTTTGGTGCAATTACTGCAATGATAGGTGCTGTCGCAGGGCCTTTCAATAGTATGATGGAAAAATTTACGCAGATGGAAATGACAGAAGAAGGGTTTATGACTGCGGCTGATCCTGAAGATGTCACTAGAGAAATGAAGAAGCTAGTTCCAACAATGACCGGTGCTATTACGACAATTGTTGAGACAATGAAAGAGCACCTTCCTACGTTGGTGAAAGATATACTAAACGTAGAATTACCAAAAATTACACCGGAGGAAATGGAGAGGAAAACAAAGTTTTTAACAGTGGGCATTAAAATTGTGAGTAGCTTTATAAAGCTGATTAAAGATCTTGTAGATATATTACCAATGCCGGCTGATTTTAAGGACTTTAGTGGTAATAATTACCGTGTTAAAATGCTTAATGATTACAAGGTGCAGTTGAAGACTTTTATTTGTGACATAATCGAGGTTGTAACTTATGGTTTGGGATTCATGATTCATCGATTAATATTGGCTGCGAAGCTTCTTCCAAATATACCTTCTGGCCAAATTGAGGATAGATTTAAAGCCATCGTTAGTGTATTGGAGGTGATAGGTAAGTTTGCCAATATAATGAAAACACTGACAGGGTTAACTGGGGTGTCGGTGAAGGATGTTGCAGAAAAAAATGAATTGAGTATTTTTGGTGCTTCAAAAGTCGTTTCGGAGAGTATCAAACTATTAGTCTCCGACATGTCCACTATGTTACAAGATAATCTTCCCACTCTAATTGGTAGTATGTTAGACATGTTAGATGATCCCCAGATGAAGGGTTTGGCCGACAAGTATAAACAGCATAAGAGTTCATTGGGTATGTTGGGGGAAATCATTGGAATAATGAGTAATATTACTGACTTGATGAATAAGCTCGGAAAAGGTGGCGCAGCCGGTGGCACTGTGATGGAGGGTGGCATCGAGATGTGCTGTATTCCACCCTCAACTATAGATGATATTACGGGAATATTGCCGTCTATAGGTCGTTTTGCGGATAAGTTTGTTGAATTAGGTCCACAGATGAAAAGTGTTAAGAGTGTTCTCAAGCAAAACGTTGACGGTACAGTCAAAGATATCGTTACCCAGATCGATAGAATAAATAACTTGGCACAAAAGATCACTGATATGTCTGTTGATACAGCTTTAGATGAAATTGCCGGTGCGGTAGCTACTGGGGGAGATGCTAGGCGGGTAAGAATAGCGCCGGGGATGTTTGAGATGAACCTAACAATCAAGATTGAGATGGACCGGTATAAAATGGTAAAATTCCTTTCTAACAATCGTCAGGCATTAAGGACGGATACGCTAAAAATTAAAGACAAGGTCTAAATAAACTAGGTGATATGATGGATTCTAAAGAGCAAAATTCAAACGAAGCAAAACATGATGAAAATGAAGAGCATGATGAAAATGAAGAGCATGATGAAAATGAAGAACTACACCCTGAGTATCTTAAGCTTAAAGAATCCGGAATGTTTGATTGGGCATACGAGAATATGGAAGTTGAACAAATTAAAGTTACGGAAAAATTTGTCAACAAAGTGGTTTGTAATTTTGCCAAATTTAACAAGGTAGTTTTAGATCAATTAAAGGATCCTGAGGTTCGTAAACAGCTGGAAGAACGTTATAATCAATCTCAGCAAAAGGAGGCGGTCAACAATGGCAATAGTGATCATAAACGGTAAAGAGACGAGAGTCAATTATATTTTAGATGATACCGGTAATGATGGATTTGATGAGGGCGATGACTTAAGGGAGGGTGTCAAGGAGACCCTAAACAGTTACCTGAGTGCTGAAATTGCACATAGTTCTAATGCCTTTAAGGTCGACGATAAAAGTAATACCGAGCCCCCGGTTTTTAATATTGATCAACAGTCGACCCCTTCATTTGGCGTGTCCGCTGAGCTTCCAGATTATGCATTTCTGCAAAGCGTAAAGAAACGATGGTGGAAACCCGACAAGGAGTCGGTGGAAGGTAATGCGACCGCCCATGCCTTCGACACTTTAAGTACTAGTGAGTTTTTTGAAGGCAAGTTGGGGTTTTATCTTAACAA